TACACCAAGTAAAGATTCTTCTTCTGTGTTTTGTTTCCATTTGCTAGTCAAGTATCTAAAGTTTGTAAGTGTAGCTTGAAATGTTCCAAGAACTGTAGCAGCTTTGACTTTAGATTCTAAGGTATTCTGATCATCATCAGATCTAACAACAACCTCAGTTAGATTACAGAACTGTTTGTTGCGTAGGATAATCTCGCTACAGGGATTACATCCAAAGTGTTCATACTCTTCTCTTCTTCCATTTTTAGCTGCTTGTTTTTCTGCAGCTTGTCTATTAAAGATACCACGCTCACCACTTTTAGATTCGTATAATGATAACCACTCACGCATAAACGCACCAGTTTCTGCAGCATCTGTATAAGCTACAGAGTTGTTAGACAAAGCTCTCTGCTGATTGTCTTCCCACCAAGCACCTGACTTAGCATTGCGCATACGGTTGTCTGAGAGGTTGCTGAGAGAGATTAAAGCACTTCGCCTTACTCCACCTACTACTACCACTTCTGCGACCTTACACATCAAATCATGGCAATCTATGGACACAAGTTTACGCTGTCCTTTTGTAATAGCATCACGGAATATGTTGATAGTAAAATCAAATAACTCTTCAAGCGGAGCAGGACCACTAGCACGACCACCAAATGTTTTAAGTCTAGCTCCATAAGGTCTTACATTAGACACATCCCATGTCGGAACTTGTCCTGCATAAAGTAAAGACAATAATTCTTTATAAGCTTTTGCCCATCCTATTTTAGAGTCAGCTACTTTAATAACTGTATCTGTAGGAAACAAATCTTCTGGAAGATCTGGTAGTTCATTTATATATTGACGCTCTACACTAAACCCAACACCAGTACCACACATAAGTATATAAAGTGTTTCATCAAATGCACGAACATTATCTACAGCAACATAGCTACAGTTAAAACCTGCAACATTATCTTTTTCTAAAGCTTCTCCTGCTGACATCAATGCTCTCATACTTGGCATAATGTTTAAATGTAGAACAGCTTTTTCTAAATATTCTCTAGCAGCTACATAGTCGTGTTTATTTAACATAAACTTTTCAACTAAATGTTTTTCAAAGAAATCAAAGTATCGAGATACTGTTTCGCTCCATGTTTCTCTGCGTTGTTTTTCTTCGTTCCATCTTGCGTACCTACTTAAATGAATAAATTGTTGATAGTTAGTAGGTAAACTTATACTTTTATTTGTCATATTACTCCCCTTACATTTTCAGTTACTACTAATAAATATGAAGTAGCTGAAAGCAGTAAGAATACGACAGGCATAAGAGCATCCCATAACTCTACTTCTACTTCTAATGTTCCTCTAGTTCCGACCACAGATATTTGAGCTAGGATATAACCTAAACATATTATACTTTGTGTTAATGATAATCCTGCTAACAACAAAGCTCCTCGAATGTCTGAAGTCCATAAAAAATATCCTGCTATTATCATACCTATAAAAGGTATCATATATAATAATCTACTTATCATTATAAT